TTAAATGTATGTAAATTATTGAAATCAAGAAATATAAATATTTCCGGTTTATTTCAAGAAAATACAACTAGTTTTTGGTTTCCAGATTTCATTGTTTATAAAATGAATATAGAAGAAACGATTCTATTTTATCCACATCATAATTTGACATTTTATAAATTAATTGAATAAAAAAAATTTTATTCTTCCATCTTTGAATCTCTCTCTTTCAGTGTTTTCGTGTTTGTTTTTTTCAGGGTTAAGCTCTTGATGGTGGAAACGCGTTTTTCAATATTTTTTAGGGTGAAATGTTTTTTGCTATGTAAAAGCGCGGGTATTTCTTTGATTTCTCCGGTGACTTTATCATAAATCACATCTTTTACACGCGCCAATTTCTTTTTATCCAAACAATCTTTGAAAAATTTAATTAGAATTTGCGCTTCTTCTTCATCCAATTCATTTTCTTTTTTATAGGCTTCTGCAAACGCCAATAGTTTCTGGGTTTTCACGGTTTTATCCAATTTACACCATTGGTCGTTTTTATTATTTGTTTTTTCATTGTCTAGAAATTTATCCAGATTCGATAAATCATTCGAAGACGAAGTATCTTTTAAAGCCACACCTTTCATCAACATTGTTTTATATTTGATATTTTTTAGTTCCATACATTCATCATTGCCTTTATTCGTACCCTTATTATTTTCATTTGTTTTTAGATTGTTTGTATTTTCATTGATTTCATTGTTTAAATTTATTATAGGTTCGAAATTCGATTCATTCTTCTCTTCAATGATTAATTCCATTTTAAATCGTTTCTTATATTAAAATATAAGAAATTAGATTTAACTTGTTTCAATAATATAATTTAATATTATAAGTATAATACTAAAACATATGCAAGAAGAAAAAAAAGAAGAAAAGAAAATTATACTTCAAGGAACCAATAATCGATATCAAATGAAAAAAGCAACGAAAACTGGACAAGAAAAAGATAAAAAAAGAAAGGAAACCGAAAAATGGAATATCTCGATCGAAGATTACACCTATGAAAAACAAATGGAAGTCTTGAAAGAAATGAAAAATATACAAATAAATCAAAACAATGAAAAAAACGAATCGACGAAATCCATCCATCAATTAGTCATTCAACAAATTGAGAGAAAAATGTCCAGTTACAAACACCAAGATTTGGAAAAGAAAGTTTATGAACCGTCCAAAATCGTAAAATATCCAGATGTTCTCTCTTTCCTTTTGGAAACCAAAGCCAAATGTTTTTATTGTTTTTCGGAAATGTTTATTTTGTATGAAAAAGTGAGAGAAGGAAAACAATGGACGCTCGACCGAATCAATAATGATTTAGGACATAATACCGATAATGTGGTTCTCGCTTGTTTAGAGTGTAATTTAAAAAGAAGATGTCACTCCAAAGAAGGCTTTTTATTTACCAAACAATTGAAAATTGTCCAAAGAGAGAAGGATTCCTAGAATAAATTCATCATACCGAAAAAAAGGTGAATTTATTTCTTTCAAAATATAAAGAAAAATGGATTGCCGTTATATTTGTATTTTAATCGTTCTTTTTATTTTTATTTTTATTTATCTAACGATGATGGGATATACTATTTATAAATTAAATAACAAGGTCAATCAAATCAATGATTTTTTTGTAAAAGAGTTGGACTTTTTACATCAAGGAAAAGAAGAAAAGAGAGAAAAAAGAGAGAGGAAGAAACGAGAAAAAAATATATCCAACTAGATAAATATTTTCCGTTGATGGAAGAACAAGAAAAAAAAGACGAACAAAAACCAGAAGAACAAGAAAAACCAGAAGAAAAAAATGTACTCCCAAGAAATGTCATTCGTGAATATACCAAATCTTTCTCTCCTTTTTTAAAAAAGGCAATCGGTCATTATTATTTATTTATTCATCATATCATTATTTCGGTAGGATGTTTTGTTTTCTTTTTTAGTAATCGTATTTTTTATTTGTCCGTTTTACTCAATATGATTATTTTGGATTGTATGTCAATTGTTTTTATACACGATTGTCCTTTAACGATGTTGGAGAAAAAGTATTTAGATAATAGTTTGGTAGAAGCTAGACAGAAATCATTTAAGGATATGGGAATCGTTTATGAATGTGAACACGAATATGAGAAACAATTGGAATTATTGATTAATTTATGGTCATTTATTGCTTTGAAAATATTTTATATTATTATTATGGATATGACCAATATTAAAGTTCTTATAAACGGATGAAGATTTGAAATAGGACACACCTCTTTAGAGGCAATTCCATTCAACTCATTTATCGGTGTAAATATTCAAGAGTGTAAAGGTTAAAGTCAAAAGTTTATTAATGTATATTTATTTTATATATAAAATACAAAATTTGTTTCTTTATAAAAATGATTGAAAGTATCTATCCTTATTTTTTTTATATTTTGAATTCGATTGCAATTAATTATAAATCTTGGATTTTATTACTTCTTTCTATCCTTGTTTTAGGTGATTTTCGTCCGGTCATCTTAATCACTTTTGTCATCGGTATGACATCATCTCATTTAATTCATTACTGGCATCATTTTGAACATTCATATCCTCATAATATTATTCACGATTATCATCATCGATTCAATCTTCCTTTTAATCATATGATTCAAGTCCTTTTAGAATTTGTTTCCATTGCTGGAATCATTCCTTTCAAATATTATATTTTGGACTGGTTTCCTGATTGGTCTTTTTTTATCTCCTTGATCGATAATTGGATTGTGATTTATTATTATCTTTTTTATACAACCATTCATAATGTAAATTACTCCATTTTCCACGTGAATAATGTTCACGAAATCCATCATCGCGAATTTGTGAAAAATATGGGGCCGGATATTTGCGATATTATGTTTTGTACCAAGTATCGACCTGAAGAAGGTTTAGAAAATACAGATCATTATATTCCCAATATTATCTTTTGTACCTTAACGATTCTCTCTTTGAAATATGTTTGGAATCATTCCAGTAAAGATTATCAAGAATGGTATGTCTTTTTTTCTAAATGGTTCTTTAATCTTTGTGTTATTTTTCTTTTAGCAACGAGTGTTTGTTTATATAAAATGGATATTGATGAGGCATTCGAGAGAGATGTCCTCAAGGTGGGGGGTAGGGGGATATACATCCCCCCTACGACCCCCTCCTTGTAAAAAGCCCTCGCCCTTAACAAGGAGGGGGTCGTAGGGGGGACATACGTCCCCCTACCTATTTATTTTTGTACGAGATAATATAAGAATGATACATTGGAAATGGACCCAAGGAGAACCTTATGAGAGAAGCCGAAGAAAGACTTATCAAACTTCAGAACAAGGCGTAAGTCAACGCGAAAGCCAAGGCAAAAACCAAAGTCAATTTGAAGATACACAATTTTACGATAACAAAGTACTAGACGATACTCAATTAGAAAAACACGCCAATAATGCTTTTAATGTTGCTTTGAATCACGACGAGTATACGTGGGAGATGTTGAATCAACAAGGAATACAAATACAAAATGAAGGTTTTCGACAAGTAAATAAGAGAGAAGATACGGATAAGAAATTGTCCGAACGACAAATGTTTGCCAATGTAAGTATGAATCCCTTTTTAACCAATAGCGATTATGTGAATGACATTACAGTTCAAAATGATTTTTTACAACCGCAAGGTACGAATTTATTCAAGGAATAAGGAATGATAAAAAACATTACAATATAAAATAAATAACTATTTAAATACTCTTGATATATTTGAATAAAAGAAATCGAAATATGAATACTTATACTACTCAAAATGATTTATTAATGAATAATTTAATGGATTTTTATAAAGACGATGAGATTTTAAGCCGTATGTTAAAAATAATCACGGGTGAATCGAAAATTTCTCTACGTATTGTCGACTGGTTTGCAACCAATTATGCCAAGAAATATTTCACTTTATATACGGTAAAGGATGAATTCGGACACGTGAGACGATTTAAGGTGTACATTGATTACAAATTAAAATTAAAAGCATATAGTAAACGTCGTTTTGACCCGTTCTGTCGATGGGAACGGATCAGTATCCCTTATAAAACGGATACATTTATTGAAACGACCATTGGCCAATTGAATTTCTTTAAGTGGGCGCTAGAGAATAAGGTCGTTGATTACATTGAAGAAAATTATGAGATGATTGAAAATGATATGAATAGTCGAAATAGTACGTCAAAGAAAAAAGAATTGGTGGTCGGGAGTGATAATTCCAAGACGAGAAAGAAGCGGGAAGAGTTGTCGATTTCGGCAACGAAGAGTATCAAGAAGGAGAAAGTAGAAATTGTGGTACAGTTCCACTAGTAGGGGGACTCCCTACGGGTGTCCCCCCTTCCCTACGGGATACCCCCTCCTTGCAAAAGGCGATAAATTTTTGCTTTTATTTTTTAATAAATGTTTATTTATAAAAATAAATAAACGTTACAAGGTTATATTTTTACTTTCTTTTGAAAGTGAGCAAAATTTTGCTACTGATTACTGACATTCAAAAAAACAATGAATTGTTTTTCCCTTCGGGACCACTTTTTCAAAAGTGGAAAAGGATTTAAAAATAGTTCAAAGATTTAAATATATTGTATTTTAAATCTTTTTCTTGAATAAACAATGGGAAATATACCTTCCTTACAAACAACGTATCAAAAAATCAGTTTCGAAGATATTCAATATGCGATTCGGAATCCTGAACAGTTTTTATTCATCAATACGCTTTCGGAAAAAGAACAGAGGTGTTTATTACCGAATACCTTACCCGCAGAACAAGAAGAAACGGTCATTAATCGTCTTTTACAAAAAGGGAGAAAAGACATTTCCATTATTATTTATGGGAGAAACACGAACGACGAAAAAATATATCAAAAATATTCCCAATTAATTTCTTTAGGGTTTTTCAATGTGTATTTATACCTTGGGGGGATATTTGAATGGTTGCTTTTACAAGATATTTATGGAGTCAAAGAATTCCCAACCACGAACAAAGAAGTTGATTTATTGAAATATAAGGCGAACAAAACGTTTGGGATTTCTCTCTTGGAATACTAGTCCATCATCCACTTTTACACCTTCACACTTGAAATGTGCGAAGGTGTAAATATAAATTAACTAATATTCAATTTATCAATATTTTTCACCATATAGATACCATAATCACAATCTGATGTTTCGGCTACTTTAAATCCATAACCTTTCCAAAAATCTGTTTTATCATCACACGCTACTAATGATACTATTAGATTATTATCTA